GTCTTGATACAAGACACCGGAAAAGCTGGAAGATCGCCTCACCTGCGCAAGTCTGGAGTCATGGACGTGATTTTAGCCTATCTCCAGGAAGTTGAAACCATGGACGAAGGGATCAACTTCACAGAACTGTTCACGCTGGTCTGGGATGAGACTGGGCGGGCTTTGAACGATGAAGAGCTGCGGCAGATGATCGCAGAGGCACAACTGACAATTGCATCATGGGGGAAGTCATGAACGACTATATCCCCTGCCACTGCTGTGGTATCCTGCTCGATATTGCAATCACGGGTAATCGGATTGATGATATCTGGTACTGCGGAAAATGCGTAGTGCTTCTTCTCAACTCAAAAAAAGAAGAGCAATAAAGAAGGCTTCGCGCCTTTGGCGCGGAGTTGGGTGACTTCGTAATGCTGTTCTCATGCGTGCAAGGCGACTATAAATAAACAGAACCTAAATAAGTGATCCATGTAGCTGAAATAAACCCAGCACCAAACTCAACATTTGTTCTGCGCCATAGAGTATATATTATCTGAGCAATCGTCATGCCGATAGGAAATCCTATTGTTATCATTTTGAACTCCTCTCTTCGATTTTTAGCTTAAACTTTCCTGCTATGTTAATTGTATGCTTTTCAAACACAAGCATCCAATCAGCCGTTGTTTCCTCATCAGATATAATCCCAACGAGTTTGTCATCAAACATTCCATGCAACTTTGTTATTGCTTCTTCTTTTTCCTTTTTATTCATGTTCATTTTACGCATCCTCTTCTGAGCCATCGGGCGAAGTACCCGTCTCGTTCATGCCTCGCTTTTCAAAGCGGGGTATCGTGTGACTTCGGCGTACTGGTGTCCTCATGCGTCATCCTAAATGTTCACCAATCCTTCAGCATAAGGCGGTTCCCACTTGTCAATTTTCGCTTTATCTTCTTGGATATGTGCTTTTAGTTTGTGTTCATCTACTGAAAATATATGAACAACCGTTTTCTTATTGAAACATCCAACATCTACCATAATAAATGGTTGACTCTGAACGATAACTTGTAATTCCTTATCGTAAAGTTCGAGTTCTTTAATCAAGTCTTTTAGTTTCATTTCATCATCTCTTCAATTAGCTTTTTTGCTTTTTCAGTATCAGTCACCATAATACCTTTTGGTACACTGGAAATAAACAATCCTTTGGAGATAAAGAACTCTTCTATTTGTCTCCAATTGTTTTCCGTTGTGCCTTTCTTGAGTTGAACCAACCCTATTTTAGTTTCGTCCATTTTAACCTCTTTTCTATATGTTGTTTACGCATCCTCTCTATATGTTACTTCATGCCCCGCAATGAATTGCGGGGACGTTGACTACCATCGTCTCTTTTTGCAGATTATTGATAAGAACCGTTCAGGATCACCCATTGCACCTGATAATTGGTTGTGTGCCGAGGCACAGGCATCAACGCAGTCATCATGTCGCCCCTGTGGGAATAAATCGAACTCACCCAGAACATCAGATATGCAAGATATACCAGAATATATTTTGACATAGTGATTGCTGGCTGCCGCGCTGAACGGCTGCGCTCTTGTGACCTTATCTCCTGATGATCGCACACCATAGAACGCAAAGCCTTTCAGGACATCACGAGCATAATGGTCAATTACTCCAACTCCTGACGACCCGGGTTCACGTTCCATATATATCATTACGTGCTTGCCATCCATCTCTGCCGTTTGCCTGATGATCTTTTCAACATCGCCGGGAGCCTTGCGAACCCTAACAATATCTTTGATGTAAAACATGCCGTGCGCTTCAGTCATGAGACATCCAACCGTCCAGTCCGGGTCGTTGTAGTCTTTCTGCTCCGTGGCTGCCAAGTCCCAGAATCGTATCGTTCTTCCGTGTGGTATGACATTCACGAACTCAAACCATTCCCGCCGGAACAGGCCGGAACTGAATGAAATATCCCAGTTCCCTTCTTTGAGTTGCGCGCGGGTAATGGGATCGAGTTTGTCCAGGGATTGTTCATAGGCTTTCTGATCGAGATGGATATTATCCGTGTATTTTGAAGGAATAAAGAACCGGTCTTTATCAGATGATGTGATAAACCGAGCTTTGACCCAAAGGTGACCTTGGTCTCCAGGGTTGCTTGCCGCCCTCATCCTGATTGGAATACTGCTATCCTTCAATCGCCTTAATCGTGAGAACAGATAGAGGTACTGCCCTTCTGTAAATTGCGAAAGCTCATCAAAGCCACAATACTGAAAGTTTGCGCCCTGATACCTGAACTTATCTCGTTCTGCTTCGAGATATCCAAATGTTAAGGTGGCGCCAGATGGAAACTGCCATGTTTTCGTGATGTCATCCCATTTAGCATCAGTATCTTGAAGCCATTCATACGCTCTATCCATCAATGCACCGGGAAGGGATAGATCTTTGAATGATCGCCTCAGCAGGATTGCCGAGTATCCAGGATACTGAACATATTGCAAAGCTGCCATGAGTAATGCCGAGCTTTTTGATCCTCCAGCGGCGCCACCAAAAAAGCCTTCCAATCCTTCTTTCATCAGGAAAATCGCTTGTTTCGGAAGGGGTTTCTGCTTGATATACGGATTTTCCCGCACTGTTTTAATGAAAAGTGCCATTCGTCTGGCATCTTCAGGTGGTAATGTCATCTGAATAGTTTATTGATAATGTCCTTTTTTCTGAAAGAATGCTTATCATCTGGTATTGTCTTCCGTGACTTGCATGTTGGGCATAACTCCGGCGATTCGTCCTCAGAAGAAAAAAGGAATATTCTGATTGATTCGCCTGCCTTAAATTGCTTCTGCGCTATTGCATGACCGCATTTATAAAAGATAATGTCTGGCTTTGCTGATTCTGATTGTGATTCGTTCATACGTTCTTTAAATGGACTTGGTGATTCAGATGGTATGTTCTTCCCAATCCGCTCACCGAGTTCGATATAAGACTTTGGCTGTGGTATTGGCGGTCTTTCGGCTTCTCCTGATTTGGTTTCTCTTGATTTCTCTGTCTTTCTCATTTGTTACCTCGATAATTTTAGTGATTCTTTCTTCGTGGGTAATGGTAAAAAAGTTATCTCTTTGGATGATTCTCCAAAAACATTTACAAATATATTAAATGTTTTAATATCGTCTGGTTTGTGGAGATATTTTTTAAGGAGTTTATATTGTCTTTTTGGTAAAGCTATAGTTGCCCCTGCACTATCTATTATAACTACTGTTTTTGTTGTTCTCATGATTTACCTCGATAACATTATCGCTTTTGCGTATTCCTCAACCTCTTTATTAAAATCAATCTTCGTGAGGTTCAGGATTTTCGTACTCCTGTCAAGATTGCCTTTCATTTCCGCAGTGATCTCTAATGCCCTGGTCAGACTATTATATAATGGTGCAAGTTTCTCAGGACTTACCCCCAACTCTTTCGCTTCTCGAATACTTTCAGTAATGGCCTGTGCAAGATATCCCATAGCTTCGTTCGGGTTCTCCGGGAGTTTCTGGCGTTCTGCAATGGTTGTCGCTGTTTTTGCTACTGGCAGTCGCCCTTCTGCTACGAGAATCGCATACATCTTCTCAGCGTTTGGATACCTGATTTCAGAAGCCATGATGTTAGATTTATCTAAGGGATATTATAGTTTATCTCAAGAAAAGTTAGTGGCAGTCTTGGCGGGGAGTTCAAACCTCTCCCGCCTTCATTCTGCCTTTACAATTTTGTGGGTATTGTAATGGGGGAACTCTGAACATGATAAGATTGATTTCTTAACTTAAATACTTTTCTTCTTGCGCTGTGGGTTTTTCTTATCCTGCTTTTTCTTCCGGTGCTGCTCCCGTTCGCTCACGAGTGCGCTCATAGGATCTTGGCGAATAGTTCAAAATCCATCTGGAATGCCTCGCCTTCTTTTTCCCTGGGTAATGTGTGCTTCGGTCTTGGTTTCATGTGATTTACAATCCAGTCCTTCACTTTAGTATCCTGCCCCTTCTCATGCATCCGGTCAATCTTACTGTGGCTTTCTTCGGATACTATGATCTGGAAATATGCACCCGTGAATACATCTTTCCAAGACTCGATTCTATCTTTCTCAAATTTGAGTTTGTTCCCAGTCAAATCCACTTGCGCTTCAAGTCCTACCATAAACTCACTTCCATCCAATGCCCTGCCATCCCGCGCCATTCGGCGGCTGAATCCAGACATATCCATGCCCTGGCTGTTTCTGTGATTCTACTTTCTGAACCCAACCTCGGAGTTGGAAATAATTATTTACTGTACGCCCTGAATTTGTGTGATGTGT